TCCTATTTGTGTTAGTGCTAGTGAGCCATTTGTATCTTTTAATAGAATATTTTCTCTATGCATAATATCGTAGATGTTAACTGATTTATAATAATAAGCGGGAATGATTTCTACGTGATATCCTCTTGCTTTTAGCTTTGTCTCTAGCTTTTTGACATTTTCGACTCGTTCACTTGACTCCAATAATGTAATAATATAACAAAAATAATTCATATAATACAACTATTGTATACTATCTTTAAGTAATCTTTTCATTACTTAAACCAAATAGATATCACGTATATAGAATGTCTACTTCAACCCTGTTTCGTTATTGGTGCGCACCCATGTTTACCTTTGGCGCCATCCGAGGCTATCGTGCAGAAATGCCAGAGAAACGACAACTTATTTCGGATAAACTATGTAATACTTTTTGTAATGGGGTTTTCTATATCATTCCTCCTGTAGGTATTATGAAACTGATACATATGATGGATCGTATTGAAGTTCATGCTAGCCATCTGAATCCGAACGATTATCCTCATATCTATTGGGAAGGACGAGGTAGCAATAAAAATACGTTTTTGTAAAACGATTAATTTGTGTAGAATTTTTGAATGAGTCTACCTCCAATATACCCTAGAAAGATTCGTATTGCATATTTTCCCCATGAAGAAGGATGAAGAATATGAAGCGATAAGATAACATAGATGGCAATCACGAATGTAAATGTATTTGTAATGTTCTCTAGGCGGCGATCACCATTCGGTGGTTGACCACATACGCTAAATGCCAATGCACACACAATGAATCCGAGACTCATCAGGAGAAATGCTCCTTCTGCGTCTGCTTGTTCCATTGTTTCCACGGATTCCATTCTACTCTTTTTAGGATTTAAATGAAATCTTTTCATTCAAATTTATAGAATACGATACAATGTCTTCTACTGTGTCTACCGTTTTGTCCATATCTCATTTTGAAACTATTGTACGGACAACTGATGTTAAGTTGTGTTCTAATTGGTGGCCTACACAACATATGTTAGAAAAAGCACCAGGAATGCCGCATTCATTATGTCAACTATGTGCGAATTGGTTGCCTGATATCGAAGAAATAGAGAATGTTCGGATACCTAACGCAAAACAGCCTGGTTGTGGAAATGATTGGCCAGCCTCCAAAAATCATTAATGCAATGAGCATACTATATAAAGATACGTCACGTTCTAATCATAGTAATCGTTATCATATGCAAAAATCAATTCAACTTCAGGTAACACACTCCTTTGTGTTACCTGAAGTTTATCGTTCAGGTACCGTGGAAGAAATCGAAGAGGCGCTCTGGATTGGTGCCATGACCCAACAATCCATTAAAACACGTCGTTCGAATGACGAAGTTCGTATCATTGAAACACGTCATCAAACAGAACTCCAACACATTCAAACGAACTATCAAGAAAAATTATCGGCTCTTCAAGAGGACATTCGTCTTATTACTGCAGAAAAAGACAGAATCAATGCTGAATATTCCAATGGAATCAAGGAGGCACGCAGTATGGAAAAGGAAATATGTGGGAGAGACACGGAAGAGAAAGTGCGGCTCTTACGAAAAGAGCATGATATTCTCACAACACGTTATGAAGTGCTTGAGGTGCGAAAGAGAGAAATGGAAGAACTTCGTGCGCAGGATATTCAGGAAGCGGTCAAACGAACAGAGGAGCTCATGGAGAAAGTGGTCGCAGCCAAGCAACAACAACTCGATAAAATGGAGGCAACTTATCATAAGCTAAGCGAAAGCATTGCCAAACAAACCGATGAAGTCAATAAATTGTCGAGCACGCTCGGAAAACGAAATGCGAATGTGAAGACAAAAGGTTCGGATTACGAAGAAGAATTCGGTGATAAACTCAAACGAAATTATGGGCTCTGTCGAGGATTTCAACTCAAAGATACCCGTCTTGGTATGGGGCACGAAATGGATTTTTCGATGGAAGTGGAGGGACAAGTGGTTCTCTGGGAACTCAAAAACTATAATGCGATTGTACCCAAAGCCGAAGTGGACAAATTTCTACGTGATGTGAAAGAGAATCCACAGGCGCACATTGGCGTGATGATTAGTCGCTATACCGATTTATATGGTAAAAGTCATTCGGGCAATTTGCTAACGGAATTTGATGGGGAGAACATGATGATTTATATCAATCGCTTTGAAGAGTTCTGTGGTGATGATGAAAATCGTGTGTTTCAACTGCTACACTCCTTATTTCGTATCTGGTGGGAGTATCATAAAGAGGAGAATAAGACATTTGATCGAGTAGAAATGATACGAGAATTGGAACGAGCCATGGAAGAAATGGGAAAACGTCGCACGGATTGGCGACGTCATAAGGCACACTTGGAAGAATTGTCACGATGGACCACTGATTTACTCGATGAATCGGAAGATCGTCTCGATCGCTTATTAAAGAAAGTTCGTCATACGGATGCTCCTGTCAACACCATTGTACCCGATGGCATCTTTCGAGAGTCAGGAGAGGAGAAAGAACGTTTATGGACAAGCTCCATTATGAAAGTCTGTTCATCAGGTGGAGAAATTGAAGTTCGTGAACTGGTCGATCTTCTTGGTGCCCATCATAAATTGTCCAAAGATACCATTCGCACCAATGTCATGTCGATTGTAAAGGATTCTGCAGTTGTGAAAAAAGGAGTGATCAAATATATTAAAGGGATCTCTCCGTTTATTCCTCCGAAGTAATTTCATTTTATAAAAAGTATAGGATCTAAGTATAAGCGTTTTTTTAATGGATATATCGCAACTTCGTATTATACTTCCATGTGAATTAGAAGAAAAAGAGAAGGAGAAAAGAAGGGAGGAGAAAAGAAGGGAAGAAAAAAGACAAGAGGAAATCACGGGATCACGAGTTCTTGCATTTTTAAAACAATTTCAAGACAGGATCATACGATTTAATATATTTATTGAATTGTATACACCTTATCCAACCATTTCACAGAACTATAAAAATACCATACGTAATAAAATACGAGATCTAAAATCATTTTATTACGATTTTAATGAAACCAACCCCTATTTTATTATTTCTCAATTTGAATCACAAGATGATCCGATTTCGAAAGAAATATGTACAGTGCATCATAACATTTCTGATCTTTTGGAAAAAATGAACGAACATATTCGTGTGATTTCTGAAAAGAAAGTGATTTTTACCTACTCTTCTTCACCCGTGTACGATTGGAATGTGCGCACCTAATACAATAAAAATAAGACGATTATCTCATTTTAATAGTATATGATGTAATGCTTAATGCTTAAAATAGGTAATACCACTACGAAGAGAAATATAATTAGAGGATTCTTCCTCCTCCTCTTCTTCCTCTTCTTCCTCCTCTTCTTCCTCCTCTTCTTCTTCCTCCTCTTCTTCTTCCTCTTCTTCTTCTTCCTCCGCATCCTCTTCCTCTTCTTCCTCTTCCATGGACTCCTCCTCTTCTTTCTTTGTCTGAGATGCTGCCTCCATCTTTGCAAATCGATCCGACAAACGCTGACGCTTCGCCCCATTGAACCGATATGCGATTCGAGACATATTCGGCGTAGAAACAGCACGGAGAGGCGTGCTAGGCGAAGCAGAATGATATTCGTTGAGAATGCCACCCAGATTCAATGACATTCCATACCATCGGTATTGAATCTCAGACCAACGCATTTCCACCAGATCAGAAACAACCTTCTCACACTGATGCTTGAAGGAAAACATATTCAACACATGAATGTTACTCATCTGCTCCTCTGAAAGGCACAACACACTCTGAATGGACTGGCGCAGCGTATAATCCTTATGGAAATGAAGATCGCCATAGAAATCCTCCAAGATAATCTCATAGCTGTTGTTATAGCGACGAAATACATTAAAGTACTCACAACCATAGATGGAAATCGTTCCCAGAAAATCCAACTTGGGCAAGAGCTTTCCATTCACGAACATAAGAGAAAGATTAGAAAGATGCTGACTACGATCAAATGCAGACATGATAAAAGGAGGAACTATAATAGAATAGTGTGATTTTATTTAAATCCTGTCTTTCGGACAGAAGATCCATTAGTCTTCAATTAAATAATTATCTGATAAAATATCTTTTACCATCGGCTGAATCTGATTCTGAATAGCAGTTGCCATCACTTCAGGCATACTGGTATACAAATTCTTTATATCCATACGAAGCTGATTGGTATTTGCCATGATCGTTTCAGGTGTATATTGTAATTGCTCTGTCGTAAATGCGTTGGGTGGTGGAATCTTATCCATAATTTTATTCTTATATAATGTAAAATCATAAAGAATCTGATTACTTGCGTTGGTTTCAGGACCTACAGGTGCTGTCGTTTTTGAAGCATCTTCACAACGAAATGCTGCAGAAATTGTATTGGATTGGTTACATTTTGGGTCCGTACTCTTTAAAATGCTACTCATGAGACAACGCTTCTCATTCTGACACCACGAACACCCACTCGCATTTGCACACGATATACAATCTTTATTGGAAGCACAGTAATCTGTTAGAAATCCTTCCTTCTCTCGATGTGTCCACCATAATATAAATAATATGATAAAAGCCATGATGAAAAAAGAGAACTTCATCCTTCTATATAGATGTGATAAACTACGTGTCCTTTTTATGATACCGCTTATGTGTTTTTTTTCGAATCGTTCTAGACTGTACTCTATGAATCATTCTACGCTGTACTCTATGAATCGCATCTTTCATCATTGTAATTCCTTTATCTTGCTGGTAAGGTAGTGGTATATCATCTCTTTTTGCAGTACGCTCCGTACTTGCCTGAAATATCTGTATGATACGTTGAATCGATAACGCAAATGGATCCGATGAAAATGTACCATACATCATTGTTATTAATGGAGCAAATTGATACATATTCACATTGGCTTCTTCCACCGCCAATCGATAGATTTCACTTAACCTTTCAAAAGACGCCTTAAATTCATAAGGTGGTACCTGATAATAATGATTTCCAATCGCACGATGTAAATCCTTATGATCTAAATCATCAAAGAAATAGACATCATCCACCGATAAAGTAGATGGCGCTCGGCATTTTCCCTCTATCAATACTTTCTTCAAACTTGCCCATGTTTTATCCCATTTATCATGTAATCCCATTTTAGCAGTTTCATGCTCATTTCGTAATGGATGGGTACGATGAACACATTCTCCAATCAATGTACTCGATCCAATATTCTCATGAATCAGGTCTCTGATAAATTCAAGGCATGTCAGTGTTCCATTATTACTATAAATAACGACATGTGCGACCTTTTTTGCCCTTTGTAGCCTGTGCAAAGAATTCATCACATGTAATACGCCTGGACGTAATATTCCAAGCGGCTTGGAAGAAAGTTCTTCTTTCAACACCTTTTTCACAAAGAGACGATATGCTTTCTCTACTTGCTTTTCTAATGAATCTGATAAAAGAGGAAGAAGTCGTGGATGATCTTCACGTATAGTATCTCTTAGACGAAGACTTGTAATACAATAAAAAACCGAATATAGTTCGGCAATGGCTTCGTCCATATCAAAGACGAAATACTTCATCTTTTCTATATCATGATATTTTATTGTATTGCCACACGCGGCTTCGTTTGCTTCTTAATTTGATGTTTATCTACTCGCTGATCTGGTGTGATATATCGGAGCCCCAGAAAGCGAAAGATATCCTTCTCTGATACCATCTGTGGAACTAGCACATCCTGATGTAACGGTGTCAAACGATGCTCATTCAACGTATACCCTTTTTCTAGCGCATGATGGCGAAACGCCACATTAAATTGGTCTGATCCCGTGAAATATAGAAGAGCATACGCATATTCCTCATCGGGTGTCAGCAACAGATCCAATCGTCTCGCTACGCCAAGACGACAAATCGCCATACACTTATGCTCTCCCAACGCCAGGATTTCCTCGATATATCCCGCCTCTTTCATCCGTGCGACGTATGTGGCAAGTAACGCCTTTGCCTTTTGATTGGTTACATTCGGCGGCACACGAATCAGCATATCAATATCACCTGATGTAGGGAGACCTCTGCGAAACGATCCAACAATTTCCGTTTCCCATTCTTTCATTTCGGCGGGCAAATGGGTGGGAAGGAAGTCACGATGAGCTTCCATTTCTTCTCTGGGAATTCGCTCCCGCAATTCTTCATAATATCGCAGACCAATCTTCTGTTTCTCATTTAATAAGAACGGATTTTTCTCTACTTCCATACGAAGTTGTTCCACTGTGCGAATACCCATTTGAATCAATTCACGCACTTTGGCAGGTCCCACTCCATAAATGTGTTGTAGCACGTCCACAGCATCCGTTGCATGTGTTTCTTTGACCCTCTCCGCTGATTGAAGTTGTCCTGTTTCCATGATTTCTTTGATTTTCTCACGAATTTTCTCTCCCACCCCTTGGAAATGATGAATATCTTCATAGCAGGTAACTGGTTCCGCACGCTCTTTTAATTGCCGAATGACCGTGGCATAGGCACGAGCACGAAAAGTCTGCTTCTCCAGCACTTCTTTCTTTCGCATCGTATCCAGTGCATCGATCAGAAGCGATTTGTAATCCATCGTAAACGAGTACGAAAGCGAGTTATTATTCATTGTCTTTTCTTTTATGATTTGATATTTCAATTTTTATTAAGTTCCATCTAAAGCGAAGAAGAGTACTCTAGATAGAGGATGAAATATACGCTTACAAAAGATAAACACCCTTCGAGTTATTGGAATGGAATGAAACCCCTTCCTGATACCATTCATGTGATTAGTCATCAAATGCATGTGGCTGAATTAGAATTACTCACTACGATTTGTACACTACATGGACATGTCACCGCATTTGATATCCTCACAGGAGCGGAACCTAGTACGGAGAAAGATACCGATCTGAATTCCGTATTGATCGCATTTCAACAGTATATCTATCCAAAAATGCCTCTGTCCCATTACACTGGTTCCGATCAGAGAAATCCACAACATTCCATGAAACAGAAACCGATGGAATCCTTATCATAAGTATCCAAATGTATAAATATTGTAAATTACTAAAAATTTGATGCTATTTTTTTCATAAAGCAGACAGCATCAAATTATGTCCGCTGAATCTGTCGTGACCGAATCCAAGAAGCCTCGCAAGCCTCCTGTCGCCAAAGCCGAGAAGGTTGAAAAGGAAGTATGCAGTATTTGCGCTGATCATTATACAGCGGTTCTTCGCAGAAAAGTAGTGTGTAAGTTTTGTAACAAAGACACGTGTTCTAAGTGCGTGGAACAATATCTTCTGAGCCGTCATGAAGATGCGCATTGTCTTCACTGTCGTGTGAATTATAGTGATGAAGTGTTACGGGAGAGCTGCACCAAGACGTATCTACAGCAGACGTATTTCCAACACCGTCAGATGGTACTGATGAATCGTTATCGAGCGCAGCTTCCTGCACTTCAGGGAGAAGCGCTTGCTGTTCGTCATCGCAAAGATCGTGAAGCAATTGCGCAGGGCATTCGTTTGGAAATTGTCCAACTGAAAAATGAAAAAGATAGTATCATGAAAGAATACAGTTTGAAATGTGCCGAACATTATAAAATCATACCTTCGAGAACTATGAAGGAGGAGGACCGAAAGGCACTCGAGCAGCTCATACTAGAATCACGAAAGCAGCTGGATGCTCTCATGACACAAGCCGACAAATTACGTACAGACATTCTTATAAAGAAAGAAATCATCTTTGATCTTCGTCACGCACCTCGTGATAATGCTGTTGCTGACACGGATGACAAAAAAGAGGAAGAGCGAAAGCGTTTCATTCGCCGCTGTACTCACGATGACTGCAAAGGATTCCTCAGTAGTGCTTGGAAATGTGGCATGTGCGAATGGTACAGCTGCTCCAAATGCTTCATGGTCAAAGGCGATAAACATGACTCGCCTCACGAATGCACCAAAGAAGACATCGAAACGGCGGATCTCATTCGCAAGAATTGTAAGCCGTGTCCTAAGTGTGGTGAACAAATTGAGCATGGTGGCGGTTGCTCACAAATGTGGTGTATCACGTGTCAGACACCGTGGGATTGGAACACGGGTAAAATTGTGACAAGCGGACCGCTTCACAATCCGCTCTATTATGAGTGGCTGCGACGAACAGGAGGAGATATTCAGCGCAATCCTGCAGATGTTCCGTGTGGCGGTTTTCCTCGTGCCTGGGAGCTCGTTCGCATGCCGAGAGGCATCCTTCCTCATGTTGCCGACAAATTCTACGAGTTTCATCGCATCTGCCAAGAATTTCAGGATATGTCTCAACAACATTATCAGACTCATATTGATAACACGACTATCAATGCCATTCATATTCGTCTCCTGTTACAAGAGATTGATGAGAAAGAGTGGGGACGTTGCCTTGCTATTAATGAGAAAAAGAGAAAGCGTGATAAGGAAGTACAGGAGGTCTTTGGTGCCTTTCGCATGGTGGCGATCGAACTCATTAATCGTGTCCATCGCTATTCGGATAAGAAGTATCGATCATTTTCGGATGTGTCTATTATCTTTGCTGTACAATTCATTAACGACTTGTTTATTGAAATCCAAGAACTGATTCAGATGATGAATGACGCTTTTCGCACCATCAGCATTGTGCATTCGTATTCAGTTCCTTACATTGACATGAGAATACACGATGAACATATCGAATTTCGTCTCAAGACGATAAATTTTACGGAGGAAGCAAAGAAAAAGCGTCAGTCTTCGAAAAAAGTGCCTTCCATTGAGGTAGATGAAAAAGAAGATGTTCCTGTGACGGATGATGCGACGGATAATGCGACTGGTGATGCGACTGGTGATGCAACTGGTGATGCAACTGTTCCTCCCGCTATTCCTGAGAATGTCTCTACTTACATTCCAGCCTATCCTCCCGCTTGGAGATATCGTGATGATCGTGATGACCGTGATGACATCCAAGATCTTAATTACGATTCCGATGGCACGGATGCGCAAACGCAAGATGCCCTACTTGAAGTGTACAATCAAATGCGACCGCCGTTATAAATTAAAATCTATCTTTCTACCAATGACTATGCTTCATACGGAAGAGAAAATCATAGAACATGAAATGGAACCTGAAATAGAACCAGAAATAGAACCAGAAATAGAACCAGAAATACAAAAAGAATATACCCTTAATGATGCGATTCATGATGCAACAGAACATATTTTACGATCTATTATTTTTTGGGAATCAGATGATAAAAAAGTAGGTATCATTATTCAAATGATACATCACGCATTTATCTATGGAATCATATTATGGTATTTTTATATCCATATCTTTTCCACCTCTTATTTACAACTTGTTCTCTTAACATGTATTTGGTTTCTTGTTTGGCTGCAACACCTCTGTTGTGGCGCGTGCCTCTTTTTTAACATTGAATGCAGATTAATAGGAAATCATACTACTATTATTGATCATATTTTTCATTTATGTAATATTCCTACTTCTGATGATATGAAAAATGGCGTTCTTTTCATGATTAGTTCCGTCATCATGTGTATGCTTTCTTGTGAAGTCTTCTCACACACTATTATCAATATTAAAAGTTTGTTCTAATATGGAGTCTAAATATATGATAATTATATAATTTATGGCAGATATATCATTACCTTATGTGGCAACATCCATTGCTATTATGGCACGATTTATTTTTATGTTTTTACTATATAAAAATAAAAGCACCAATCTTTATTCACTAGTCTTTTGCCTATTAAGTATTTGCTCTTCTGGAATGTGGTTACATTATAGCATTACCATCCAGGATATGACGCTTATTTTTAGAAGTAGTACAGAAATTACTTTATTGTCTATTTCTTCTTTGTATATTATTCACAATAAACTTATTGAAATAGAATCATTTTAAAATGCTTGACAACGCTTCATCATACACGATTTAAATAAACAGAAATCATATAATACATATGTGTGGAATCTGGGCGTACATTCAGTTACAGGAGAAAGGTATACCAATTTCAAAATGCTTTGACGATTTTTACAAGTTAAAGCATCGTGGACCCACCAACTCCTATTTTGAAACCTATGAAAATGTATGCATTGGATTTCATCGTCTCGCTATTATCGATGATACCTTCCATTCTAATCAACCCTTTCTTCTAGAAGACGAAGATCGTACCATCATTTTCATTTGCAATGGCGAAATCTATAACTTTAAGGATCTCATTTCCCATTATGATCTAGATAATATTAAAAATGATTGTCTTGTCCTTCCCACCATTTATATGAAGCTTTGTAAGAAAAGGCAAGAACGCTTCTTTTGCGATGTGATTCGCAACGACGTCAGCGGTGAATTTGCCTTTGTTCTCTTTGAATTTAAGTCGAAGGTACTTACAAAAGTGATTGCTTGTCGTGATGAAATTGGTATTCGTCCCCTCTATTATCATCCCACTATTACCACCGATTCTCTCTTTTTTACATCCGAATTGAAAGGCGGCTTACATTATGAAAACGAATTGATTGAATTTCCACCAGGACACCTCATGACCTATCATTTTAATGAGACGGTTACTGTAGAATCCGAGGATTATTCCTCCGTCTACACCGCTCATCCTCCTCATTGCTTCTTTGATGAACGACTCCAAACACTATGGGGTGAATACGAGCCCACTGAAGCAGAATACTTAGAAGAGGTTCGCCTATCCGTGGAACATTCGGTAAAACGTCGTTTGGTAGCTGATAAACCCATGGCATTTCTTCTCTCTGGTGGTGTGGATTCCAGTCTTGTCGCCGCTATTTCCGCCCGAACACTCAGCGAACCCATTCGTACCTTTTGCTGCGGGATGTCAGAAGGCACCGATTTAAAATTTGCCCGTGATGTGGCGGCTCATATCGGTTCGATTCATACAGAGGTCTTCTTCACACCAGAAGAGGGACTTGCTGCGATTCCTGATGTCATTCGCACTATTGAATCATGGGATACCACTACCGTGCGTGCCTCCGTTGGGCAATATCTCGTTTCCAAATACATTGGGACACAAACGGACTGTAAAGTCGTGATGGTAGGAGAAGGTCCAGATGAAGTCTGTTCCTCTTATCTATTTAATTGGTATGCTCCCAACGGTGGTGCATTAGCAGACGCCGCAAAAGAATATGTAAAAAAGATCCATTACTATGATGTGAAGCGTGCGGATCGTTGTATTTCACGATGGGGTTTGGAAGGACGTGTTCCCTTATTAGACCCAGAATTCATCCGTTCCTATTGGACGATTCCTTTTGAAGAACGAATGCCAACCTATCATCAGATGGAAAAATGGTGGTTGCGCAAGGCGTTTGAAGGTACCCTTCTTCCTGAGCATGTGCTGTGGCGAAAGAAAGAGGCGTTTTCAGATGGCGTCTCTGGCGAAAAGTCATGGTATCAAATCATTCAGGATTGGGTAAAAGACAAAGTAACGGAGGAGGAAATAGCGAATGCAGCGATCACCTATCCTTATTGTACACCAAAAACAAGGGAAGCATACTACTATCGTAAGCTATTTTGTGAGTTTGTGGGAGAACACCGTCAAGAGGTCATTCCAGGATATTGGCAACCCAAATGGTCAGCCAACGGAACAGAAGTAACCGATTATATTGATCCATCCGCACGTGTCCTCTCTATTTATCATGCAGAAGAGCCTGAACATTAGATCCCCAATGTCTGATATAATATCTTTACATGACGCATCATATTTGGAAGAATTCGTGTACATTCCTTCTCTTGTTGTAGAGCAAGAGCAAGACCATCTACCATATATTTGGTTGGCTCTTTTTGAAAAGGAATCGAATAGGTATTCATCCATTCGTTCCAACCACGACAAGTTCTTTCTATAAATACATCATGTCCTATATCATTGTAATGATATTGATAAATGAGAAGAGGAACATCTAATGGATAGGAACGAAATAGATTTTCTGCAGCTGCATAGATCATACGAGGGATATAGTGTTTCATAATCGATTCAGAGGGTATTTTTGTAGTTGGAAAAGGGCAAAATGCCCCAACAATTGTATAGGATGGCTGTGTCTGTTTTTTTGGGTAGACAGAGATCATATGACTATGATGTTATCTTTCTCTTTAAATGTATGAATCGTGTCTATCTTGGTGATAAGAAATGATAGTATTTATTAGTATGACCCAGCCGCCTAGTATGGATGATGAATGGTTCTCTGTTAACTTGGAATCAAAAATGAATCAAAAAATAGATGCTCTGCAAGCATTAGTTCATGAACAAATGAAAATGATTCAGACACTATCCGATGAAATTAAAGTTCTCAAATGGGAACTTCATTCCACTCATCATCAATCTACCACTCAAAATGATAGAACTTACGCATTGTTAGAAGAATTAACAGTCATCAAACAACGCGAACTAAATATTATGCTACGAGAAAAAATACCCGTTCCGTTTGTACAAACATCACTTTGTTCCCGTTCTCTTTCTCAACCTCTTCTTTCAAAGATCACATTATAGTTATTTTATATTACTATGTAATACGATTGTATTATTTATCAATATTCCATGTATATCGTATGTCTTTTTCCATTTCTTGATCTATTTTATGGGATTCGATAGAATAGTGAATACACCAATCATCCATTTGTTTCAAGTATGTTTGATAGTATTCTTTACGATCTGATTCACCACTTTTAATAAATTGCCATTCCAACTCTTTTAATATATCGTTGCGTGTATGATAAACAGAATGAAAGGTGGCGCAAAAGAAGCATCTATTTAATTTCGTATCATACCATTTTTTAGGATAGGATAATGTACATTTTATACAATAGATAGAAGTACAACTTTGTTGTATTTGTGTAATCGCACGATACATTTCTTACTATGATAAATAACAAATGTATTTTCAAATTTATCATATCTTAATAGATATGGATCGCCTCCAGCATGCTAAACAATATGGAACTGGATTTATTGAATATTATTTATATCCACTTACCGCTCAACATCTCCTTTTCCTTTTGATCTATACCATTTTTTCCTCTTATTTGTATGCCTATTTATTTCGTTATCCCCTTTTCAAATGGATGTATCTTGGTTCCATTATCATGTTCATTGGATTTATTTATGGTGATGATAACAATCATGTCTCTGGTTTTAAACTGGGCACTCCATAGATATGAAATACGATCAGCATTTTATCTTAGCATTATTTCACGTCCTGTTTGTCTCTCCCCTTTTTCTCTTTGTAGGATTTCAACGTGCATCTACCTCTACCTGGCTCTACAATGCTCTTCTTGCCATCGGAGCTGTGATTCTTATCTATCATGGCTACAAATTAATAGTACGGCTCTCTCAAGGTTCGAGTTACGTATGGGTCAATGCTATTCATATTCTATTCATCGCCCCGTTATTACTCTACATTGGATACCATAAACGTGAAACACCACGTGCCGCATATGAAATGCTACTCATGTTAGGATTCGCTGCAATTGGATATCACCTGTTTTCTTTGGTACGTCAAATGGAAATTCATTCCGAATCCGAATAATCCCTATCTAAAATGATAAGATATCTATTACATAGATGTCTTATCAACTAGCAAATGATGATGAATCTGACGAATGTGAGAAATATGTAAAACAGCTTTACGATCGTGATACATGGAGCTGTATTGTATGTACCTTAACGGAACAACCATTATTTGATCTATGGTACCGATATCAATTACCATGCGGTCATCAAGTTCATTCACGATGCTATAAAAAATGGTGTAAACTACAAAAAACAGTAGGATGCCCCAGTTGCGGACATCTTACTATGACAGAAGATAATATGTATTGTGAATATTGTAAATGGTTTGGACATCCCTCTACCGATCATCTTACGCAATGAGTTCCTGTAATTTTTGAACTTTGTCATCTTCCTTGTTAAAGACCACGCAATCTTTGCAGTGGTAATAGAATCCACAGCTATTGTTGAATTCCATCGCACATTCATTACACGTAATTGTTTTCGTATCATTGTGTACATTCATAATCTCTTTCATTTCTTCTTGAAAGTGAATACGAAGACAGTGAATGACACAATTCCCTTTGGTAAGCGCAGTAAAGCTGCAATTTTCCATCGGGCATTTAAATTTTTTGGTCTGATCATCCTTTACCATGTCAGGATGCTTTGACCGAATATGAAGATCTAACGTCTGCTTTTGAAGAAATCCTTTCTTACAATGCTTGCAGATATGATTGAGATCTTCTTGATGTTTCTTCATGTGATAATGCATTGAATTCTGACGGTTCTTAATCGCCCCACAGTCAGGGCAGACAAATTGACCGTGCTCGTTTTTAGTATAGGTGAAAAGCATAGTAGATGGACGTATGACTTTTTTTTGTGACATCACAACGTCAATTTTTTTATAAAAGCCAGTCATCCCCCCTTTTTGCTCCTTAGTATATGATGTCGTGTATATTTTAGGTTCTTCGCAATTTGTAATACATCATACGACTTAAACGACTATTTTAACGGTAGATTTAAATACTACATGTTATCCATTCCATTCATCAAATCCAGGATGTCCACTGTGTGAGCCGATACGCCATATTCACGGGCGTATTGTCGCCAAACTGTACGAATGGATTCTAGAAGACGCTGATAGACACATAAGTTAAAGACGGGTGATGTACTCCATTCTTCTTCTAATTGTTCAAGGTGATCAACGACGGATAGAGATAATTCATATATAACATTATCTTTCTGATAGCTTCGTGCCGCAAGATCACCCCATTGAATGGTTTGGTATTCTTGAACGTAATACATTCGTTCCTGATACCATTTTTCATTGGGCTGAATTCCATGGATAACAAAATGATTGATTTCTTCATATAATACTTCAAGACGTGTTTCATTATCAAGATCTTCCAAATGTTCTAGCTTTTCTTCTATGTTTTCGATGGGGTCTTGCTGATGCGTATCCATATCATTCATGGAATTCATTTCTGAGGTTATCTTTCTTTCTCCTTTTCTACTTTTCAAATTTTATTTCCTTTGCGATCATACACCCATATCTCATATTTATACCCTGCCATTTTTGTGGCACTTTCTTTCTCATGTACATTATCTTTTTTTGACTGATATGTCCAAGTTGATTTTACTTCGATAATGGTATTGATATTTTTGATAAAGATATCTGGAAAATAATATTTCTTTTTATCATTTATCATATATGTTATTCTTGGAATTTCTTTTCTATCTGTAATAATATTATCTTCTTGATATATCTTTATAAGTTCATCTAATGCAAATGGTTCATATCCTTGAACTTTTCTAGAATTACCTGAGGGCATTTTGTATTCTTTATATTTTTTGGCATTTTTTTGTGTTTTCTCCATAACTTCTTGAGATTGGGCTGGATGTTCTACACCATATCGTTCAAAACATGTTTGTTTACATTTATCTCTTATTTCTTTTGATTCAAATACATTTTCAACACCATATTTTTCTAAATTAGATTGAATAATTTTTTCTTTCACTACCGCAGCTTGAGCAGTACATTCAACACCATATCGTTCTATATTTGTTTCCTTTATTTTCCGAGTCCATGTTATTCTTGTACATTTTTCACAAAATGCTCCACTTACACTAATAAGTTGCAGGCAATTTTTTTCAGATTCATGATTACAATTGCATCTAAAATGAATGATAGTATTATTTGTAATTGACGCATATTCATCTAATAAGAGTGCATGATCACGTTGAAGTATACTATGTAATGATTCTAATGTACATAATACAGTTTTATTAGTGATAGACGCAATTGTACTCTTTGTTTTTTCAATACAATGACTCATAGTACATTTTTTACAAAATGCGCCAGTATGTCTAATAAGTATACGTGCTGTTTTGCGATATTCTTCTCCACAATGACATCTAAATATAATAATATGTCGTCGTTGTATTTTGATGTGATTACTAATCAATACGGCATGATCTCTTTCAACAATGGCATCTAGTGCTTCAAGTGTATATTTAAATTTCATGTTTATTAAATCTCTACGGTTAGTTGAATTTCAATTTTTGAAAAATAATACACAATCATTTTCCATTCAGATGATATAAAATAAAATCTGCGTAATTAATATAGAAATGCCAGACAAAATTAAGGCAGTAGGATCCAAGGCAGAGGTTTATCATGAAACAGCAAAACATACTTCAGGGGGCTTGAAGAAAAAGGATCTTATGAAAACAAAAGCAGGTCGCATTGTCTCTCGTAAGAAGCATGCCGCTGGCAAGAAAGCTCTCAAGTTTCTAACACGTCAAGGCTACATCGCCAAGAAAGGCACCTTCCGATTGATGCGCAAGTCCATGGCTCACTCCCCCAAGTCTAAGAAGAGCCGTCGTGGACGTCGCACTCGTCGCCGTGGCGGCTACAATGAGCCCGCTCCCACAGTAGGTGATGCTGCCTCTACTCTCGCTACCAGTGTCGCTGGCGCTGTCTCCAATTCCCTCGCTGGATCGAAGTATTAAATCAATATCATTCTATTATATCATATTATTGTATATCTTACTATATTATGATACTATTCTACAAAATGATTGGAAAGCCATTGAAACAATTCCGATAACTGTTTCTTTGTTAAATGATCTCCTTGGTGCGAAATTGGATCATACCAAAAGACTCGTCCCTGAGCCTCTTCCTCCACCTTCGACCATACCATTCCCGCCGCTGCCACTCTCAGCTCCTGAGCAATCTCTTTGTGTTCCTTTGTTGAATACGATGCTTTATAGACGGATTGAAGGATTTTGTACACCGTATCCGAATATGACGTATCATCCATCGGTGCAAAGAAAATCGTGTCATACGGACGAATCTGTAGCACAGGTACCGACACCCAATGAACTAGCGTCGTCGTCCGATTCAACTTCTGCCATAATCCATCAGGAATCCCAATATCCTCCACCATCACCAATAATGGCTTGGGAGCATACGTCATGTACGTTAACGCAAGCGTCCAATCCTGCGAATCCTTTACCTGAAAATGGGCATCATATGACATCGGCATATACTTCGATAACGAAAATGTCGTGTTCGATATCAATATTTTCTTCTTAAACGGTTGTCGTAATTGCTGTATGGAATCCATGATAGGTGGGTACTTTCCTTGCTGGAAGGGTCCCTGGCATAATATTTTGGATCCATGTACATTCGTATTAAACGCTTCAATCTGTAGAGTCGTAATTTCCATCGGCACTACTTCAGAATATATTATTGAAACATCCATAGAAACGCACTCTATAGCAAATAAACATATATAATAGAAATGTCGTACATATATCAACTTCTTAAGACCTCCGCCATCTTAATTCTCGTGGACATGTTTTGGTTACTAACCGGTGGAATTTATGCCAGAAACATGACCGAACGCATTCAAGGCTCACCCCTTCATGTCCGTTACATCGGTGCTGTCGTCGTCTACCTATGTCTCGCCCATCTTCTCCTAGAAACCACCTCCCTAAAACAAGCCTTTTTTACAGGTGTATGCGTCTACGCCGTCTACGATTTTACCAATTACGCCCTCTTTGATCAGTACGATTGGAAATTTGCCATCGCTGACTCTCTATGGGGAGGCATCCTCTTTGTTGGCGCTCGCCATTTGCTTAAAGCCTTCTAGAACACTTGTTATTCACGAGACCACATAATTGAAAGATCAATTGCATAAACATGGCAATTGTCCATAATGTAAAGGAAACTGTAATAGCACAAGGCAAATTATCGCTACAGGGCTTTCGTACACGCTGATATCTCGTATGATTCACAATGATTTCCTGATCGGAATCAGTTGACTCACTGCTCTGACTCTCACACGACTCATCAATCAATGGTGGCATATCACTGTAATCTGTATCACTGAGTTCATCACTTGCATCGTTCGCATCGTTCGCATCGTTCGCATCGTTCAGTACTGACATATCATTATCTGTATTGCTCTCTAACGAGTCAGATGATTCATCTGACTTCCACGTATACTTATCAGAATCATTTGAACTAGACGTAATTATATCATTCAACGTAGAATACGAATTATGCATCATAATCGGCTCTGGAACATGAATCGATAAAGCAGGAATACTTGCCGTCTGTGCGTATGTACGTACCTTACGAAACGCACTGCGCTGTGATCCTTGTTTATTATCATCTGATAATGGTGTATTCGTTGGTTCTTTTGATTCTTTTGCGATATGCCGATGAACGAGAGGCATGATACTATGACTCTTAGTACCTATTTTGTTTTAAGTTCTACTTCTATTTCTTTGAATATCATAGTATTCACACCATGGCATTTGATTTATCAACTCTTGATACGGGTGATATCATTCTTTTCCGAGGTTCCTCATGGCTTTCCTATTTACTTCAATGGATAGGACGCAGCCGCTATTCTCACGTCGGCATGATTATTAAAGATCCCGCCTTTATTGATTCTTCCTTACCCGACGGCATCTACCTATTGGAATCAGGCTGGAATTCCATTCCTGATTCGGAAGATCATGTATTGAAATCAGGCGTTCAACTTCATCTGTTCTCCGATCTACTAAAAGAATGTGATCCTTATTCCGTCTACGTTCGTCGTATTACCTGTGAACGCAATCATTCTTTTTACGAAAAGATCGATACCATTCACCAAACCATTCACAATCGACCCTATGACATGAACCTATTCGATTGGATTCGAGCTGCCTACCATTTAGACATTGATGGATCCATTGCTCCCTCTTCTTCCGCTACTACCAAACGTTTTTGGTGTTCTGCTCTCATTGCCTACATCTTTGATCAGCTTGATTTGATTGAACCTGTGAATTGGTCCATTGTTACCCCTCGTGATTTTTCATTATGGTCCTCTCGCCTCTCCTATCATTGCAAAATCAGTAACGAAGAATTAGTCAAATAAAATTGAATAGTAAACATTAGTACAAAAGTGTATCACATATCCCATTTATATGACCGACATTGTGCAAACAGGCGTATGCCCTCCTACAAAAAATCGTCTTCATAAGGTCCTTCGCCCTGGTTACCAATTGCAACTCGGCAGTACCTGTCATGATGGACGTCCCATTACCGAATCTTGGCGATACAAAGAAGCCAAACGTCTTGGTATTCCCCTCATTCAAACAGAACATGAACACCACGAAATAGCACTTCGCAAAAAGAAACTCCTCGTCGATCAATATACCCCCACTTTGATAAAGGACATTATCGGACACAAAGATGCAATTCAACAAATTACCACCTGGCTCCAAACTTGGAAACCTCATACACCTGGACTTCTTCTTACTGGTCCGCCTGGTATTGGAAAGACAAGCATGATCCATTGTATTGCGAATTCCATGGGCTACAAGATCGCTGAATACAACGCATCCGACAGTCGTAGTATTTCCACACTGAAAGGACTCATCTCACTCGGTATGAAACGTTTACAAAAAGAAGTCGTGGTCATGGATGAAATCGACGGACTTTCAGAACGAGGCGGCGTCGGTGAAATTGCCGATCTCATCCGCAAATCATTAACCCCCATCATTTGTATTTCGAATGAATGCCCTCCTAAATTGAAACCGATTCTTAGTGCTTGCACTCTTATTAAATGTAGCCGACCCGTCAAATCAACTATTGCGACAGCGCTGCTCTCCATTGCCAAGAAAGAAGAGATTTCCATTACAAAAGCAGATTTGGAAAAATTATGTGAAGACAATGGCAATGACATCCGTTCCATTCTCAACCGTCTCGAGTTCTATCGTGGCGTGGACGCCGATTCCAATAAAGACGCCAGCCTTCGCCTTGATCTCTTCTCCGCCACCCAGAAACTCATGGGAAACAAACGGGCGAGCTTGGACCAAGCGGCTGACTTCGTCTATGTTGACCATTTCATGGTACCCCTCATGGTTCAAGAAGCGTATGTGGCAGCATCGAAAGGATCGCTGGATGATATTGTCGCTGCATCCGAATTTATTTCCGATGGCGATCTCTTCCAAAAACGTCTCATGCGAACACAAGACTGGAGCTTATTGCCCCACATCGTTCAAACCACTGTTGCAGCCGCACGCACCGTGTCAGGTCCAGCTCCTTTCCAAATCTTTCCCCAACTTCTTGGGAAGAATTCGAGACGAATGAAACATACTCGAATGATCGAGGAAATGTGTCGGCATCAAGGATGCTCCAGCGCATCGATGCGACTGGATCAAGCAGAGTACATGAATCGTATTCTTCTTACCCCATTGAATACAGAGAAACCCGACATCAAAGGTGCTATTCAACGCATGAAAGAAATGGAAGTGACACGTGATGAACTCATGGAATCGGTTGATATTCTCTTTTCGCCTGTGGAACTAACTACGAAAGTGAAAACTGCATTGACACGTGAATATAATAAAACGGTTGTTTCAGTGAAAAAGAAAGTCATCGATTCAGAATCCGATGACGAGATCAATGAGTTGGAAGAAATAGAATGATTGGATTCGTTCTATTTTTATCTCGTATAAATAGATATGCCCAAACATCAATCCCGTCGTGCCCCTTGCTCCCGTTCTACTCATAAAAGCCGTACCCGACATACCAGAAAGCATCGCACCAGAAGACATCGTGGCGGAAGAGGCGCATTCACAACAGGCGCCTCTCAAGAGCTAGCTCAATCCTCTCCCGCCCCTTTTTAACCATCCACCTGATGCGCCCACTGTAATAAAGCCTGTCTTTGTACAGGACGACAACTCAAATCCCCTTTTCTACAATTGGCTTTGATTTGTCCCGCATGTCTCCGAAATGCACGCCATCGTTTGATTTGAACCTCATCGATTTCTGGTTCTCTCCGCCCCATCCAATACCGACAATACCATTGAAACCACCCACGAATATCATGATTCTTCTCCTTATCAGATAATAACGGATACTGTTTCGCAACATGACCTGCTTGATTGGGCACCCATCCATACTCCATCCATTTCTGTAAACTTAACCGTGAATCTACCATTAAAAAGTTACACTGGGTGTTGGCACCCTGCGGCGACAATTTTCCCTTCTTGATTGCTTTGGTAAACCACTCTTTTGGAAACTCTAGTAAGCAATCGTTCAAGTATTTCCCACTAAAGACGCCCATTTCTAGCATTTCTGCAGGGGTATAATACGGTTCAAATCCTTCTGCAAAATGTGTTCCAGGTGCTACTTCCAACACATAAGAATATCCCTGCTCCATTTTATTGTGAACAGTAACACGTGTCCCTTTTTTATAATCTCGTAAAGAATTACCTTTGGATTCGATGATTCGTAACATATCCTCCGTAGAAGCAATGGTGAGCACTCGTTTATCTTTGAAGTGCATTCTATGTACTTCACAGGTAAAATTTGATGGCATTTTTTACATTGGTTTCATCAGAAATGAAAGTCTATTTGCCGCCTAAACCCGCACCGCTTCCAGCCGATTTTGATGAATTCTTTGCGACCTTGACCGAAAAGGAGAAAGAGCTTCATCAACTGGCGACGGAGAAATTGGGTTCCTCCTATTTCATCCAGTGGACCCATATGTATCTGGAATGGTCAAAGGCAAAAGCAAAAGCGAAAGCCTAATCTAACCATCCACAACTCTCTAACGTAAAATCAAAATCCAGATGTTTTTCCAATATCTCTCGTTCTTCCTTACGCAGATTCATAATGGGGCTCTGGTATTTTTTGATACGACATGCAGCATGTACCGCTTTTTCTGAATTCCATGTGGCATCTACCAAATAGCGATACGGTCCCTCTTCCGATTTCTGTAGATACAATGATTCGAATGGATATTTATCGATTTGTAGAATTTTCTGTAATGCCACTTGGATCGCCCTTCCATTTGGATCACCCAATGTATAAAAATGGACACCCATATCCTTTCGTGAAAGAAGATAGGCTTCTATGTTTACAAATTGTCCGATTTGTGAAAATTCATCCCTCCATTTCTTCATAAATGGGCTACCCTTATTACATGCCATACACCATGTTTCTATCATAGGCATCGGACGACTCTGTTGCTCCATGTAGAATCCCGAATATTCGGCATATCGTGGAAATAGCCATTCTTCTACCGATCCCTTTAACAAAACAGAGGGATCCAACCATATTCCACCATGTTCCGCTAACACCCATAATCGCAATACATCTGAAAATCGCTCTGTGGTATCATTGACATTGGAATGGGCAAGAAACTCTTCAGGAATGGTTACATATCCTTTATAATTCTTCCTCGTAAGCATGATAATCTTGTAGGTTGGATTCCATTTCTTCCATCCTTCCATGCACATCATAACCGTTTTTGGAATTCGTTCAGGATATTCCCAATACGTCCATATGGTACGAGGCGCACGATGATAACTCATCTTATCGTGATAGAAGACCCAAGAGCCAATTAAGATGATGATTATGATAATGAATATATCATAGGTCATTTTCTTAGTGTATCTATTTAAATTAATACTTACGTATCAGGCTATATAAATCTTTATATGTTTCATTCCAACTTTTTATTTGTTCAGGGGTAGGTGTAAAAGGAACAATATGTAGAGGCTCTCTTACTATATGTCGGAATCCATTACTAGTTATTTTATCCTTTGATGGATTTATTTTTGTGATTTGTGGAATCATTCTATAAAGTGGTTAAAATAGAATCATACTATTTTTATTGTCCATTAATAGATCATGGATTTTTATACAAAATTATTTTGGCTTAGCTTTTTAATTTTTGTTGCATTGTCCTTTTATTTATTATGTTGTACAAAAAGAACTCCTGTATTTTATGCACAAATTGCTTCCGGATTTGCTATGTTTGCCACGAGTAAGATTGGGCGTACCTTTTTAGGACTAGAATAATATATTTCGGCTATATAGAATGGTTTGTATAACAAGTTGTATGATCTCTGTGATATTTATCATCGGTATGATTTATTTTTATACCATGACGGGAAAGAGTCAGGTGGTACAACAATATCGTTCCACCTTATCACCTGATTTACTAAAAAGATATGATGAGATTGCGAAGGAAAGAATGACTATTTCATGCGAAGGATATGGATTAGGTTTTCTTTTATCGCTCCTCATTATTTATTATCATTCCAAAACGAAAATGAATACAACCGCACTTGTGTGCACTGTCATTGCTGTGTCATCTGTCACTAATTATTTTTATTATATGTTACACAAAAAATCGGATTGGATGTTACATCATCTCCATGAAAAACGTGATGTAGAAAATTGGCTAGTTATGTATCGCACCATGTCATATCACTATCACTCAGGATTTGCTCTTGGTATTATTGCGGTAGCACTATTTGCTTTCGCATTTCGTTGTTAGATCATAAAAAATTGATCTCTTTTTTTCAGAAAAAGAAGATATCCCTTTTATACAAATCCATGCAATTCCAATCGTTTTCCATCCAATCTCACCCTGAGTGGGCGACCATTCATGTCAAGGCGCCTGAATCCGAGAGTCGTGTGCCGATTCATCTGTGCTGTGTCATTGATACGTCTGGTTCCATGGAGGATGATGATAAGCTTGAAAACGTCAAACGTTCACTTCATTATCTTCTCAACTTCCTCGGAGAGAAAGACCGCATTTCGGTCATTACCTTCAGCTCCACTGCAAAGACCATTCTCAATAAAATGTGTTGCAGCTTGACCGAAAAGGAGAATCTTCGTACTCACATCGCCATGATTCATCTGGAATTCTCTACCAATCTGAGCGCTGCGCTGGTGGAGACTCGTAATGTCCTGCTCACCGATGCTTCGGGAATCAAACAAGGCATTCTTCTGCTCACGGATGGAATGGCGAATGACGGTGTGAAGGAACCTGACCAAATTGTTGCAATGACCAAAAAACTTCTCCAAGACTATCATGGCACATCGCTGTCGTGCATTGGATATGGCACAGATCACAATGCGGAGCTTCTTCAGAGTATGGCAACGGAAGGTGGCGGCTCCTATTCCATTGTCAATACCTTGGAGGATGTGGCAACCGTATTTGGCAACGTTCTTGGCGGACTCATTAGCTGCTCCTTTCAACAAGTGTGTATTACTCTTCCAAAGAATACAGAAATCAAATCTCGCTATGCAACCAATCATCTAGATAAATTGGAAATCATGGTGGGCGACTTATCCGCTGGAATGGAAGCAGTGGTTCTTGCTAAGATTCCACTAGGACATGTTCTCACTGTGAAGGCGTATGATCTGAAAGTGTCACAAGTCGTTACTGTCGAGACGACAGTGAGTTCATCCGAAGATGTGAGGATTCAAACGGATGGCGAGGCACATTACTTGCGGTTTGACGTGCTTGCGCTACTGGATGACATCGCATCAGGAAAACAGACGTATGAACACTATTTGGAAATGGTAGCTGCCTGTACCCGTGACATCAAGGTGTATCGTGAAAAGCATGCTCATCCGCTATGGGACCTTCTTCTTAACGAATTGGATCGAGCTCTCAAAACACTGAAATTTCCCCATATGTACCATCGAAACATCTCGAAACAACATGGGGCGTATCTTGGTATGATGCGTGGAACATCTTCGCAGCCTGTTGATGAAATGCTATCGAACCACTACAATATATTCTCCAATGGAGTTCAACACACACTGAGTCATGAATTGACACGTGAAGTGACGCAATCGTTTGACGTTACGTTTGGCTCTGTTGGTGCTGGCTCTGCTGCGACTACTGCTGCGACTACTGCTGCGACTACTGCTTCCCTTATTGAGCCGACAAGTGGTTCTTCCATAAGCTTTGCAGCTGCCGTTTCTGCAGCAAATGCTGTTAAGCCTAGACCTCAACGAAAAGGGTGGTCACATTATGGAGGCTTGTCTCTTACCCCAACAAAAACATATGCTACATCAAGCGGATTGCCTGTGTTTCCAGAGAGCACATTCATGTGGAACGGACAAGACGGAACGCAGCCTCAATAATATTCATACTAAAAAATGGCAATCTAAAGATACCCTTCCCCTATTTTTAGTATAGTATGGCATTGGAAGCATCGCAATCGCAATCGCAAACCATTAAAAACTATTTAACAACAGATCGTGTCGGTTTTGTAGAGTGCTTGGAAACATTCGGTAATGATTTGACGGTCGTCAATGCCGCCCGTGTCTCATTTGATAAGGAGTCGCTAGAATTTACAGAAGCAGATAAGAAGCTTGTCAACTATTTGGCAAAGCATGATCATGTAAGTCCTTTTTTCCATCCTCAGATTCGTTTCCGTATCAAGATGCCTATTTTTGTGGCACGTGAATGGTATCGTCATACCATTGGTCTCGCTCGTAACGAAGTAAGTCGGCGTTACGTGGATACGCCACCTGAATGTTGGGTTCCTTTCCCCAATGAAATTCGTGAACGTGATCCACGTTTGAAGCAGGGTTCCAAATCCACACCTGTCGATGATTCAGATCGTGTTCATTCAATCCTTTCCAATCAGACGAACGCTGCCTTGAAAACATATCATGACCTACTGGACAATCATGTGGCACCCGAACTTGCTCGTACCATTCTTCCTCAGAGCATGTATACTGAGTTCATTGAAACAGGTTCCTTAGCAGCCTATGCACGTCTTTGCCGTCTTCGTTTGAATCCAGCCGCACAAAAGGAAATTCGTGATTATGCCGAGGCGATTAGTGTCTGTTTGGCTGCAAAGTTTCCTGTTTCATGGGAGGCGTTACAGAAATCATTTTAACGGATAAAACGACGATACAGCCAATATCCAAGGAGTCCTACACAGATAACTTCGGCACCACGGGCAATCATCAAATCGGTATGAGAAATAAGAATGTGTGTCTTTTTGTAGTCTTCTGGAATATTACACACGGCACATTTCTGTTCATTTTGAATATCTGTTTTAACAGCATCATCCTGAATTAATTTAAATTGTGGACTGTGTACAATTCGTATATCGTTTAAATAGCTATAAATAGACATCCAAAAATCAATATGGGCGTGAATGGGATAGACATCTTCTAGAAATTTTGTAGCAGTTCGTAAGGTAATAATATAACAATGTGCTAAAATGAAGGCGCCTACACGAACAACTCCTGATTCTACAGGTTCCTGTGGAATTCGTGTTAGTCCTTCACATAATCCACCAATCAACCATATATCCCATTGTTTGGAATCTTTTAGTACAACGGATTGTTGAATACAGGCATTGGCTTTTGTAACAAAGTCATCAGGAACAACCGCATCATCTTCCATCACCATACAGACTTCTTGTTGATTGTCTACCATCCATTGCCAAATAGCAATATGAGAGAGAGCACAACCAACACCGCCTGGGCTATCTAATTCTTCATGGGAACGACGAACATTTCGAAGGATGCTTCGTTTGGTTAAGGTAGCGATTCTCTTATCTTTTTTAATGTCTAGTGTTTTTCCATCCACACCAATGAATCGTTTTACACCGAGTGGTTGAATTCCGGGCTGATCTTGAAATCGTTTCCAACGATCTTTACGACGTTCCAATGTAACACAAAAGGCAGGAATGGATTCTATCTTCCAAGATGCCATATCTTCTATCATACTAGAAATATATAAATTTGATTGTTTTTCTTCCCCGAATATGATAGTATAATGGGGCATCTTAGTTTGCTGATCGGATGTATGTTTGCGCAGAAAACGACAGAATTGTTACGTCGTGTTCGCCGTTATCAATCTATTGGCTATCACGTACTCGTTATTAACTATATCGGTGATACACGATATGGTAAAGAATGTATTGCATCTCATGATAAAGAGGTAGAAAAAGCAATTTGTGTTTCTACCTTGGGAGAAGTGGATCACATGGCACATTCTCAAGAGTTTCAAGTCATTGTCATTGATGAAGGACAATTCTTTCCTGATTTGTTTCAGTATGTAACGATGTGGGCGGATACCCTACCGGTTCATATCGTGATTGCGGGTCTGGATGGGACATCAGAACGGAAGCCATTTGGTGATATGTTACGACTGATTCCCCATGCGGAAGAAGTAGAGAGACTCACCGCATTTTGTTCGGTTTGCCGTGATGGAACTGTTGCGACCTATTCACAATATAAGGGTGCTACAAAAGAAGAAGTTATGATTGGGGGAACAGAAATCTATCGCCCTGTTTGCCGAAAACATTATTTGGAATAACACATCCGATTCCATTTATTTTTTAATTAGATGTAGTAGAAATGTCTCGTATCTTTGATTCGTCTCAGCTGACAATACGCAAACAGGAAAGAGCGATTGCTGGCTCTTTCTTAACACAAGTTCAGACCTCCCCTGGCGCCACTTCCACTTATATGCGTGGTTCTCAGCCCATGCTTGGTATTCAAGACAGTTCCATCATGTCCTATGTGAAAACAGGTGGAATGACAGAATATACACGATATCCCACTTGTGTTGGTATTAGCCCAGGCTGTCCATGCCCTGCCCTCAATTCATCTGTTAGTGTACCACCCTATGTACCCGCTATTCCTGGACAGGTAACTGGAATTACATTTACGGTTGGATCCGTTATTGTTTCATGGAATGCTCCTACGACAGGAGATGGACCTTTTACCTATCGTGTTACTCCTTATTTAAACGGAGTCGCTTTAGCGGCGGTGACAACCTCGGAAAGAACCTATCGTTTTACTACATTAGAAGAATGGAAGCCATACACCTTTACGGTATGTGCTATCAACATTGCTGGTGAGGGACCTGATCAAATGACACCTTACTTCATCGCACCTCCAACGGATTTATCACTTATCATGTCGGGTACCACTACACCTCTTAACCCACTATCATCCTTACAGTATATCATCAATGCTGGACTAGACTATGTATTCCAATACATTGCCTCTGTTAATCTAGGACCGACAAGAGGTTCTCGATTCATGTATGTATGGATTACATCGGTGATAAGTGCGTGGAACTGGGTGGCTTCTGATTCACGTATTACTGGAACACATGATGCGTGGAATTGGGATGCCAAAACATCTCACGCTTTGACCGATAATGATCGTGTCATTTGGCTCACATGCGTTATGGATTATCTCAATCCTCTGATCGTCCCTGGCACCTATCGTTCCATTTACAATTGCCCAGCCGATATCGTAACACGTGTCAGAGCACAGGGTGAATGGGATACATGGGTAGCTGCGTGGCAAACCTGGTACAACTATCGCATGAACGATGGAAGTGCTGCTGCCTCTACTCAGCAGCCGACCGATTCTGCCAATTGGAATCAAACACTTGTCGTAGATGGAGTTACCGTAAATAACATTGCCGCCTATCCCCAGCCTCAGCAATGGACACGTCTTACCGTTCAGGGAAGAAAGCAGGGATATCTCACCTACAATTGGGATGATGTATTATCGTCATGTCTTACGGAAAGTGATGAAGTTGATATTCAGGATTCTGTGGCGCCTGCAACAGGGGTGGCACGTGATGTCGAAATTGATGAAGTGAAGACGATTGCGGCGAATTTGTCAGATCTTCAGAAGACAATAGCGGAATTCTGGGCGGGCGGACCTGGTACAGTGGCACCTCCTCAAATGGGCATCTGGTTATGGAAGGAATACATGCGCTCCAAGACCGATATCACTCCTGCGACGTTAATGTTTTCGTTACAGGATTTGGGCATTCATATGTTTGAGGGTGGACGTGTCACATGGCGTCTTAAAAAGATGCATATGGAGAGTCGTCCCATTCAGGAAATTCGTCGCCGCTACACAGGACAAGCGATTCAGTCATGGAATGGAATGATTGATGGCGCCCAGTGGATTCCTTACCAAACCGCCAATTTCGTCACCCCACCCTTCGCCGACTTTCCGTCAGGACACAGTCATTTTTCAAAGGCATTCGCTCTCACCATGAATAAGTGGTTTGGTAATAACATTGTAAAAAACACAGTCTTTTACGATTTAGAGACTCTATTTTGCCCGATGCTTAAAACTAATCAAACGGCGTATTATGGTGATTTCCTGGTAAATCCTGGAACTTCGACGATCGAGCCTGGTGTTTCTCCAAGTGCTCCACTCACCTTATCATTTAACACATGGGATGAAATGGCGGATTCAGCGGGCATGTCACGTTTATATGGAGGCATTCATGCAATCGCCGCACACAGCAATTCGCAAACGGTTGCTATGGAAGTGGATGGATACATTAATTCCACATGGAACATTCGTGCTTAGATGTAATTATTCTTAATAGTATGTATGTAACATACATTATATTAAAGATCTTGGTACAACCATCTAGCAGTTTGAATAGGGGGTTGATAGTGCTTGGAATAGACGACCCATGAATTGTCGGTAGTAAAGACATAATAGTATTCGGGCGCACCTCTTCTCACACGAAAAAACGCTTGATAGGTGGGTACAATTTGCGGGGGTTCCATGACTTCCTCTACGATTTCATCAGGATCTTCTAAGTAGGGTCGTGATCCTTGATGAATCAGCTCGACTACCTTTTCACGTGTGTTGTAGTGTTGATATAATACTTCACCTACTCCACAACCATTCCACGCAACAGAAATGTATTCAACTTGCCCATCCGTATGCTGTATACCTACCAGACAGGTACTGTCCATTTTAAGAATATTTCTTACTTTATCCTATTTATCGTATATCTTACGTTTTTTGTTAAACAACCACATTTCCAGAAATAATCCGAAGACGTTCGGAATTACTATACCATTTTCTCCAATGTTCAATGCGCACCCATCCTTGCCGAACAGCGGCTGCAACACTTTGAATGAAATTCGTATAATCACATTTGGGAAGCAAACAATTCTGATACAGTGCTGAATACTCTTCTATCGTATTCACTAAGATAGGCTGATTTTTCTGTGAACGAACGGCATTATGAAACAGAAAAAGCCACGAACGAACCGTATCACGTAATTCATTCTTATACAATCCTCGTAAAGAGGGAACAGGATTTGTTACCATATAGGCTGAGGCATGTGTCTGACAGACCGTGCACGGAATAATAAGATGAAGTGTGGTCAATAAAGTCTCCATATAATTGGCTTGATCCGTATCCACAATTGTATTTCCTGATGTTCCCATTTTCTCAGCGAGACAGTGTAAATATTTCCATAAAATCGGTCCCCATTCATCAATAAACAGAGGCTGCCTATCAGGTCCCATCATTTGGGAAGCAGCTCCATTCTTTTTTCCACACCCGCATCCCATGGACTTACTACTATCCCATACATTTATTCTTTAAATAGACTATGATTGTTATGGTGTATGGAACATCATAACAAGCATAGCGACACACTGTTTCGATCAGTGGACCTCTGGGTTATGGGCCCAGCGCTCTCCCATCTGAGCTATATCGCTATTCGTGGAGCGTGTCGTACACGCTCCATAAAATAGTAGTAGATCCTGGCGGGACTTGAACCCGCGACCTTCTGATTAGAAGTCAGACGCTCTATCCAGCTGAGCTACAAGACCTGATAGAACCACACCTGGTTCTATTCTATTTTAGATAAAAAATCTTTAAACTCTTTATCCATGTAATTAGCTATGTTCGGATTTACGTTGTTCTTTTTGTTTGGCGTTGATATTTCGTCTTATGTCATTTTTAAATAATGCAATGGCAGCACTTTTTATCCCATTAAAAGCGTATTGTTTATGTATATCAGCTTCATTCTGTTTTCCTTCATTTTGCATTCGTTTTGCATTTGCCATGATTGCTTTATAACGGAGAATGGCATTTTGCTTAAATTTTTTAGTGTGTTCCGTATTTTTTGAAAAGGCTTCATTATTATGAAATTTATTAGATATATACCTATCAATTAACTGACTCGTTGCAACATGCTTCATTTCTCCAATTTCTTTTGGCGTATGTGTCATTGTAACACGTGAGTTGAATGGGTTTTTTGAACCAAGCCCTTCAATTTGATGTATATTCGCATTAGTAGTAAAATGAATATGACGGATGGTCCTATTCCTATTCCTATTGCTATTCCTATTGTTATTCTTATTGCTATTCCTATTCCTATTCCTATTTGTTTTCAAGGAAGAATATAGTGGCTCTTGAAGTTTGGTCCTTACAGGACTTCTACTTCTACTTCTACTTCTATATCTACGTTGTGTAGCTATGTGTTCATCTAACCTATCAGGTTCTGTAATAGTTGGTGGTATATATTTTTTAATCATTTTATTTAAATGTAAATCAAGAACGAAAATATTATATTTTATTTTGTTTAACTGTATTTTTATTACATCTATATTTTCATGATATAATTTACCATTTTTATCTAATTTGTCTAATTCGTCTACTCCTACAAATTGTGTTTGATATCCAACAATTAAATCTTCTACTTTTTTTTCCTCTTTATTGCCTTTACTAAACCATTCCCATATGTCAGCTTCCTTCGTTGACGAATTAATTTTTAATTTATAGTGATTATATATGGCATCTTTTAATTTATTCTTTAATAAAGCATGTCGTAAAACAATACTTGTTGTAAGCTCTTTTATTTCATCACGCAAAACGTGCATATCTCTATTCTCGCTCGATTCCGCCGCCATTCTAATCATTTATAGAAATAATAGTAGAACTAATAGAATGAGGTACACTCGCAAAAAACCACGATTTTTATTTAACCCAAATGATCCCAAACGCAGTTTTAATGTATACATAGACAAAAATCCTAAAAATACCATTCCGATTCGCTACAAAACCATAGATGATGTCAAAGAAACCATTACACGATTAGAGCATTTATATAAAACGAAAAAATATTCTCATAAACGAATTTGGCAAGTCGGAATGATTATGAAAGTTCGTCTAGAAGTTCTACAAGACAAAAAACCGAAAGAATACGCCTTAGCAAATCGCTATTTTAAATTCTTGGGAAAACGAACAACCATGCCTGAAGCTTCTCGTCATACTATTTTTAAAATCACGTAAGAAATAGAAATGTATCTCCATTCCACTTCCGATATCGTCACTTTATTTTTCTCTGTTCTTTCTCTTGATACCGCCGTGCTATTTTTAGCCAGATACTTCGACGTCGGTGGAAAATCACTCAATGCCTGGTACGATCGATTCGGACTCGTTGCCGTTCTATCCGATGTCTCCGTCATCGTTATCGGATTCCTTATTGCGCACGTCGTCTACCCCTTTCTATTCAGTACCTACTCTCTTCTCCCCTTTTTAGGTGTGGTCGTAGGCGTTCAAGCCATACACGACATTCTATTTTACTTTTTCGTCATCAAACCATTTCCTCGTGGACATAACCAATTAATGGATGTCTTCCAGGATTATGCCAAAGAAAATGGTGCAAAAATCATTGTAGGCGATGCGGGATTGATGCTCGGTTCTGCTGCCTTTATGGAAATCTATAAACGACTATCACCCATTGGCACAGGTTCCTTAGCCATGTTTACCATATACTGTATGACTTATATTTTATATACAAAACGCCAGGCGTAGAATTCATATCATAAAAAATCATTTATCATTTATTTCTACAAAAATAAATCATAAATAGCCCCCAAATGGAGTTGAACCAATACCGCATTCTTACAAAGAATGTGCTCTTCCGTTTGAGCTATAGGGGCGATTAATAGCCATGATAGCTATGATCAGCGGATACTATCCTCTCATCATAGCATGCCCCCTATGTGAATCGAACACATGACCTATGCTTTACAAAAGCATTGCTCTACCAATTGAGCTAAAGAGGCGCTAATGGAAGGGATAACACCCTTCCAGATAGCAATGTCCCCTATGTGAATCGAACACATGACCTATCCCTTACAAAGGGATTGCTCTACCGATTGAGCTAAGGAGACCGTTGTGGATTTCTCCACACCCTACTTTGTGAATAGGGCTTTAAGCTCTTTTCTGGCTAACAATAATAGCATCGATGATGGGCGAAAATAAAATTCTATTCTACTCCGACATACATTTCAACTCAGATTTTTTTAAATATCGTATAAAAAATCTTTACCTAAAATATAATGACTTCGGTTTATCGTACGTATCCTATTTGCTGTAACAAGAGTAAATTTGATAACATAAGTACACCAACTTATTTCGAAAGTACACTTGATACTGATCCGGATAATTTAGAATCGTATATTCCTATACCCTTTACGGCTATAAATGGTGTATTAGATATCGCCATTACTACTTCGAGTGTGCAAAACTTTATAAGCAATGGACCTGCGCCTAATGATGATACAGAGTATCAGGCAAAACAAATGGGCGGAAGAAGTCTTATTACATCTCTTGGACCTAACTTCGTTGCATACTTGCGGAGAAGAATTCAGGATATTGACGGGCTTGCCGATTTGTATTCTGGACAGCTTACCATTTTTATAAACCCCGTAATGACGAAGGTTCAACTTGCTCAGCCTAAGCAAGTGCTAGGTCTTACATTTGAAAACGTATACGGTGTCAATAATTACCCTCCTACTTCAGATGAATACGTAGGTGGTGCTCAATCAAATGATTACTTCACAACCTGGGTTTTTTATAAGCCTCTGACGATTCGTTTTGTTTCATCTCTTAGCGACACTGGATACAAATATATGACATTCAGTACCCATTATGATGGCGATTAAATATAACATTTTCCTGTTATACACTCATTTCTTGCGAAATATTCACATAGATGATTGCATTCTATTTTCAAATCATAACAGATTTCATAACTCTATATGATTCTATTCTATATATTTCCATAGAAATCCTCCTGCTTTTCTACCATTTATTTTTAAGGAATGTTTGATGTTATTTTCTTTTACTCCTGATGTTCTACCTGCGTCTGCAATACTTAGATAATTTTTAACAAATACATTTTCTGCTGTATATTGGGCGATAGGTTTAGATAATGCTTTTTTAATAGCTTTGATATGTTTATCTGAAATAATACCACCATTTTTATAATATTGGTGAAGACTCTTACTAATTTTCTGTTTTTTCTCTTCGGATGTTGGACCTTGTGCTCCTACTCTCCCTTCTCGTTTTGCTTTTTGGAACTTTTCAGATTTCTTTATACATGCAGATAAATCTACTTTCTTCATCGATTCTTTAAGCTTTTCTCGATAGGTTTCAAAATGATCAGGATGAGCTTCATGAAATTTCTTGTGTGATTCCTTGATTTTCTCAATTGATTCTTCCGAATGAGTCTTTCCTAGAAATCCTCCACCCAATTGTCCTCCTGGAAGGATATTATAGCCATTGGGAACTTGTGCATGATACTTCTCTATGTATTCCTTTTCGATAAGATGAACAGCGTCATCAAAACAGATGATAAGTACTCGGAAGGTAAACGATTCGATTCCATATTTTGCAATGGCATCTTTTAGCGCTGGACATCCTCCTTTATGTGTTAAGGAACTAATATGACGTTTCCAACGATTCTCTGGCAATTTTGTCGTTTGTCCGATATAACATTTTCCTGTTATCTTGTTTTTAATTTGATAAATATACCCCATTATGATGTTTTTGTTTATTCATTCATTCAAGTAGACTTTCAATTTTATAGAAATACTATTTTTCAAATCGTAACGGATTTCAAAAAAAGTAATTGCGAGCAGTGGGGTTCGAACCCACGCGCATTTCTGCAACGGGACTTAAATCCGTCTCCTTAAACCACTCGGACATGCTCGCACATACGTGAGTTTCCCCACAAGTATTATAATCGAAGCACCTTTAAGCCCTTTTTACTGAGCGACAGGCACCGTGACAGGTTCGACAAGAGCAGCAAGTTCTGCAATCGGCTCCGCCGTCTTCTGATATTTTGCTGTGATAAATTCTAACTCATTTTGTAGACGATCTTGTGTTAATGATGTAACCGAATTACCATATACAAAAGAAATTACACCCGATTTCATATAAATCAAATAACCTCCTCGTGCCATTTGAAATGGACGTCTCAACGTATTTAAAAAATGATAAGGACCCTTCTTACTCTGCGGATCGTTCCATTCAGGAAATATATAATCGCTGAGCCCCACCATCACAGAACCCACCTTAATCGGAACGATCATACCTTGTACTGGATCACACACTTCTGCAGGAACAAGTGTTGTATTTGATGTCTGCCACCATACATTCACATTCGGATTCACCAACATCTCAAAAATCTCATGAGAAAATGCTTGCGCTACAGTAGGAACCGTACGATTTGCTCCCATTAATACAGAACCACCGTACTGTAATACTGTCTTTACAAAGATTTCTCCATAGGGTATATTGTCGTATTCTGTATGAAATGCTAATGTACCTGGTGATGTACTATGATCAAGAAATACACAATACATTCCATTCGTACCTGGTTTTGTATTAGACGGAGCTGCAATACATGTACACTCTTTTAATGACCATGTTTTACAAAACGCAGGCAACATCACATTTATCGCATTAATCATAAGAAACATATCTGTATTTTTTAGAACAGAGCTTTTATTAAAAACAAAGATGCGATTCGACATTTCTATTATCTAGATGTAAAATAAATGGGATAGATCATTTCTTTTGTATTCTTATTAGTTGATTACATAAATTCAAGTACACTATAGACTCTATCATCCAGTATTTTAATTTTTGATCGTAAAGTATCATCCAATGTCATTAACCCTGTTTTTACGATAGCCCTAACATGCCAACTATTATTAATAAATAGAATTTCATGTATTTGCGCACCATAATTGCCTTTAATTAATTGTATAATTCCTCTTGCTGTTTGTAATTCTAACACATGCTTTGCTTCAAGTCCATCGCTATCAAATATCCAAGTCCATTTCTTATTACCAATGCTTAGTAATGAATTTTCAATATGCGCTAAAATACCCGCCGTATCATTGTATCGTGTAGTAGTTGATGGCTTGGTATAAAAAGTGCATACTCCATTTTTCTCTGATATTTTTTTAAACGAATGGGCGGAGGGCTCTTTTGCACAAATTGCACAGATCTTCTCCATCTACCTTCTACAATATTTTGGTTTCCTTAGATGAACACAATCACTGCGTTTAAAATCAGCTTTTTGTTTCTACGGAGAGAGTGGAGAGGTTGAGTGGCGCAATCGGTAGCGCGTGTGACTGTTAATCACAAGGTCAGTGGTTCGATCCCACTCTCGACCGAATCTCTATTTTTAAAAAAGTGTTATCTTTTTTAATAATAGAACCTAAATAAATGAAATAATGACTATGTATATTGCGAATACATCATGAAAATTATCTATGGACTCCATCAACATCAACTAGACATTACTAATAAAGTCTTGAGCCATTTTGTACGTGAGAATATTGCGATGATCCCAAAAGGCGATGATGATCGTGCCTATCTATTTACCGATCCCCTACCTCGTGTTCTCAAAGTCGTTACCATCATTACAGATGATGACGTAGAAACCATTGTCGATCATAGCCATCAAGCCTATATTGATCTAACAACACAACAGATCTATATGCATATCATCCCCCAAGCTATTCAGGATATTTATCCATACGATCTTAATGAGGAAAGTCATGCGGCGATTGAAAAGAAGCTAAAAGAAGTTCATAAGACATTGAAGCTCGTTCATGGAAGCATGACACAAGAGTTTCCAGAGCAGGGCATGGCGATGCGATTTCTAACTGGAAAAGAGAAAGTGCTAGAAATCGGCGCCAATGTAGGACGTAATTCATTGATGATTCAGTCGATTCTGTCCAATCCAGACTTTGTCACACTAGAATCGGATGCTGGAATCGCCTCTCAGCTTCAAGAAAATCGTGATGCAAATCATATGTATTTCCACATTGAAGCCTCCGCTTTGTCAAAGCGCAAATTGATTCAACGTGGATGGGATACTATTGTGAGTGACAAGATTCTTCCTGGATATCACGCTGTTCAGACCATTACATTGGAAGAGCTACGCAATAAATATAAGATTTCGTTTGATACATTGGTTCTCGATTGCGAGGGTGCATTCTACTATATTTTGACGGATATGCCAGATATCCTAGATAATATCAATCTAGTAATCATGGAAAATGATTATTATAAGGAAGCTCATAAGAAGTTCATTGACGATATGTTAACGATAAATGGTCTGAAGCGTGTCTATGTTCAATGTGGTGGATGGGAATGCCGTCAAGTCAATAAGTTTCCAGATACCTATATGAATTTCTTTGAAGTGTGGCAGAAGTAAATCGTTCGTTTACATCAATAAAAATAATATAATTATTTATATTGATTTTAAGAGGAATAATAGACACATTTTAATCCGTGTTCTTTCATACACTTTTCTAAATGAGGACGGCACGTATCACACGGTTCAGAATTCATAAGTTCTCCTGTCCCCCTTGAAATTCGTATCACAATCATAATTGCACCATCTAGCTTCGTATGGTCTCCCGCCTTTTTAAGAACCGCTCGCTCTGCATGAATCGTCCGATTGGTATATCCACACCCTCTCGTTCGTGAACCAATTGCATTACATGCTACCTCTAATACTTTTCCACGCTTCATTAAAATTGCAAAATGAATACTTCGTATGGTTGTTTTTCCCCACGAAGCTTCCACATGAATCGATTGTCTAAGCAACGAAAGAACAGTCTCCTTTGAAACTCGCATTAATACATCTAGTTACGATTCTATTTAAATTATGTATCTATTCAATTTTTGTGTTCATTATTTTCCACATGATCCACTTGAATTTCTACCTGTTCAAATAGTGGATTCGGTATCATAATTGTATTCTGTGTATCACTCAATAGAAATTCAGTTGTGGATTGTGGTGAAGTCGGTGCTAGTATAGGAGATTTCTTCGTACTCCATTTATCAAATGAATCGGTAGAATGCTTTCTCGTATAAAACCGCTTTTCAAATGGAAGATCTCTCATTACTGATTCAGGTGAACTCGATGGAACCATTCTCTTCTTTTCCAATTCAATTTCCTCTTGTATTTTTTTCTGACGATTTTCCATCATTTTATCAAAATCTTCTTTCGATTTCTGCAATTCGATCCTTTCCTCTTCCATATCTTTCATCATTCGGGTCTTCTGCTCTTCCAACGCTTCTCGTATCCGTGTCTCCACTTGCTCTTTGATACGCGTTTGTATTTGCGGCGCCAATAATTCATTTAACGTATTCTTCTTCTGTCTCAATAATAACGCCGCATCCACTGCCACTTGTTTCAAGCGCTCTTCTGAACTCTCAAAAATACGTGTATGTTCTAAGGAACCACAAATATCTGGTTTCTTTAGATCTTTAATATGTCCAAATTGTTGCTCAAATAGTTGAATGGATTCTACTGGAATCGGCGGTGACTGCTCAATCAAACGATCCAAATCTGCACGACAAATCTTTAAAAAATCAAGGGAATCGATTCGCTCATTCGGATGAAGCGCAATTTCTACCGCAATCAGACGTTGAAATTTACCCCACGCAATCGATGCCACACGATTGGATTCCTCCAACTGCGCATACCGTAAATAGTTTCCAATCGTTGTCAACAATCCAGCCATCAATGAAATACCACCAATGACAAAACTCGCAAGCTGCTTCGATGAATCAGTACTAAAAATCGACTGAACTCCAAAACTGGCTGTTCCACCTAATGTCGACAAAATGATGACTGGTAAATTAATCCAAATGGTTTTACTATGAAAATGCTTCTCGGAACGATCATGAATCCATCGATAACAGAGGGCAATGTCACTCCATTCTGCCATTAAACGCTCCTGTTCCTTCGTCCATCCATTTAAAAAACGTTTCGGCTTTTCCTCCTCTGTTGCTGTAGCACCTGTAGTAGCACTTGTGGTAGCACCTGTACGCACAGGTGAAGTAGAACGAGATCGAGGATGTTTTGGATCCGTGCCATTAATGACTTGCACCCCGTTTTCTTCCGACATGTTTCCTATTTATTATCATTTTATTTGTTCTATCTTATTTTATCATTTCTTACCCCATTTCTTTTTTGCCAATCCCGCCTGATACAATACTTCCACCTCCTTCTCCGTTAGCGTGGCACCATCTAATCCTTTCGGCAATGATACAAATTGCATTTTCTTGACCGATGTTTTAACAATATAGGGTCCATATTGTCCATTACGAATCACATATTGCTTGAATTCTTTTATCACTGAACTATTTGCTTTCGCATTTGCTTTCGCCTCTAATCGCTCCACTGTTTTCTCTAGTTCCTCTTCTACAAAGGGAACAGATACATCACCGCATTGTAGATATGTTCCAAATTTTCCCGATTTCTTTTGAATCGGCTGGTCCTTCCATCTTCCGATTTCTTCCTTTTTCTTTTCTTCCTCTTTTTGAAACGAATGCGCTATTTCTTCTGTCATTTCCTCAAACGAAACATTTGCTGGCCACCCTATAAATATCGTATCCTCTTTTTTTGCTCCTTCGATCAAGAGAAGTGGACCCTTCTTGGATTGAACCGCCTTTAATCCATTTGTAAATTCACGAACTTTTGCGTTAGATCGATCTTTTTGCCCTTGTAACAAGGTATGATATCGTTCTTGATACGACTGCCAGATATCATGTAGAATTTGCTTCCATGGCTCTGTTCCTTCCGCAATACGATCCAATCGTTTCTCCATATGCGACGTCACATCATACTCAAATAAATCCGTAAAATGCTGAAGCAGAAAGGTAAGCACGGATCGACCCAGATCCGTTGGCACCAACTTATTCTTTTCCGCCCCCACTTTTTTCTTTGTCTCCTTTTCTATGACTGGCCACTGATTCACTGTCAATATATATTCCGCAATGGATACTTCTCTTGCTGGAATGTCCTTGATCTCCACATAATTCTTATCCTGAATGGCTGACAATAAAGATGCAAACGTGGACGGGCGTCCAATCCCATGCTTCTCCAATTCTCTCACCAATGTCGCCTCTGTGTATCGCCCTTGTGCCTTCGTCTCTTTTGACTCAGCATTCATTGTCTTCCATTGTATGACGTCGCCCACCTGTAGAGCAACTGCTTTCTCCCATGTAGTATCCTGTATGATTTCATCGGACTCCTCCAATTCCATCACCTTCCCAGCCCGTTTCCACCCTTCAAAGACGGTCCGTTTCCACTGACTCATCCACGTAAAATCCGTGTCGTCATTGATCTGTGTTTTCACCCGATAATATTCTCCATGCGCTGCTGCCATCACCGATTGAATCGCTCGTTGCCAAATCAAATGATACACTTTCTTTTCATAAACGGAAGCATCTGATAAGTGAGTCACTTCCATATGCGTAGGACGAATAGCTTCATGTGCCTCTTGTGCCTTTGCTACTTGTGCTTCTTCCTTTACTTTTGCTACTTGTGCCACTTTCGGCTTCTTCTTTTTCACTTCTTCTCCCACAAACTCTTCTCCATAATTTTCTTTTACCCACTCTTTTGCATCTTTTTTCGCATCTTCTGAAAGGACCGCATGATCCGTTCGCATATACGTAATATGTCCCATTTCATACAATCGTTGCGCTGTAGCCATCGTTTGCTTCGGATTCATGGAAAACATTGCTGACGCCTGTTGCTGAAGTGTACTTGTAATCAATGGGAGTGGGGCTGATTCCATCCATGGTTTTTTTATCGTTTCAATCACGCTTCCCATCGGCTGCTGATGAATGGATTCCATATAGTTCACGGCTGAATCCTTGTCTTCCAATTCATCCTCCATTTCTGCAGAGAAAGTGAATCCATCTCGTAACCATTGGGTATGTAAATGCCAACTGGATGCTGCTGTAAAGGTACGAATCTGCTCTTCTCGTTCGACTACGAGACGTAAAGCGGGTGTCTGGCAACGCCCTGCAGATAGTGCGGGGGCGACATAACGCCATAGGAGAGGGCTCAAGGTAAATCCAAGCATCATGTCGAGCATAGCACGTGATTGTTGAGCGTATACACGGTTCATGTCTAGATGACGTGGTTCAGCGACGGCTTTCTTTACCGCTTTCTCGGTGATTTCATGAAATACCGATCGCAATGCTGTTCGTGGATTGAGTTTCAATAACAAACAGACAGCATAGGCAATACTTTCTCCTTCTCGATCATCATCGGCTGCCAAATAGATCTGTGTTGCATCCGTTGATAACTCCTTCAACTGTTTGATGGCTTTTGCTTTTTCTTTACTAAATTCATAACTGGGTTCAAAATCCTTGTCGATTCCAATCGCTTGTAATTCATGTTTCAAGGCACGAATGTGACCCATGCTAGCGACCACACGCCAACCTGCACCAAGAAATCCTTGGATTTTTTGACATTTTGCGGGAGATTCCACAATCACGAGATTCATGATGTATTCTATTCTATTGTGATGGTAACGTATCTATCAAATTTTAATACTATTTTATAATAGATGAATAATAACCTCATTATTCTTGAAACGCTTTCTATTTCTGCGCTCAATGTGGCGGCTGTCTATATTGCTGCCATTTCCTATGAATTACGTTGGTCAGAGGTCACCATGTTTATGGTCCTCTCTTCTATCATTACGGCAGGTCTCTCTCGTTTCATTCTTTCAAAAATGACAAAACGTAATAACACACGAATGGATACCATGATGGGAATACTTGTCATCGCCTTATTCTCCTCCCTCGCTGTCTTTATGATTCTTATTTATCGTTTTAATGTGCCCATGGCACTTGGTATCTCCCTTCTATCAGGTATTCTGACATCATTCATTCGCCATCTTATTAATTAATGTAAAATCAAGAGCATAAAATAACATTAGAATGACTTCTATAAAATAGAATGACAACCATCAATCAATCGAGTGGTCAGGGCGCTCTTTTTGAATTGGTAGCACGTGGTGTCAAAGATACCTATTTTGTAAAAGACTCAAAAGAAAGCCTGTTTCCCTATGACGCTCGTTACCAATCCTCTATTCATCACTTAGCAGAACGTAGAACGGAAGTACCCATCAATGGAACAACCTTTGGCAACACCTTTGAAGTAGAAATTGATCCCTATGGTGATGTGATGACTGAATGTGCCCTTGAAATTGATTTGCCATCCTGGCTACCTCCTCTTCCCTATCTTCCTGAAAAACAGGTTGGTGCACCCTCCACCGCAAATGGACTATATCCCATCACAACAAATGATATGGCACAGTTATCCTATGGATATGTCAATTATGTCGGATATTTTCTATTTGAAAGCATTCAGTTCTATCAAGATCAATTCCTATTACAAGAATGGAGTGGTGACGGGCTATTGGCAAAGCAAATGACGGAAGGGTCATGGAATAGTAGTTTTCTTCAGCAAACTGTAGGAGGTCTAGTAGACACTGTCAATCCTTATACAAATGTACCAACGGCTCGTGGGATTCAGCTTCGAGCGACACCTGGTCATCTTCGTATCGTTCTTCCCCTTCCAGGAATGCAGTGCCCTGGTGATGCTGGATTTCCTCTTGTCGCTATGGCATGGCAACGATTTCGTATCAAATGTACTCTTCGCAAAATAGAGGATTTGGTCGTATGTAGCGACTCTACCATTTATAAACCTGCCCCATGGAATGTACCCTCCTTCACCTACAACTTTCCAGATGGAACTCCTTACGTTTTTGCCCCTCTTCCCCTCGCACAAGTCGGACAACCCACTATTTTATTATCCACCATTCAACACTATGTTCCACCCAATGTTCAAGAAGCGCTTCGTTCTGCCCCCATTCAAATCCCTTTTCGTCGCCAATTTGAAAACAATTTTACATTCGGTGAACTAGATTACATCCCTTTGGATAAGGGTGGAACGGCTTCAGTCACACGGCGTCTAGATGGACGTCATCCAACAGAGCGTATCTTTTGGTTCTTTCGTAATTATAATGTATTAGATAATAATCAGCTAGACAATTTCAGTAATGATTTCTTTGAAACACATGCTCCAAATGCAGCACAACCATATACAGAGCCTTATGGTGCGTTTTATTATCGCATGAAACTGGTGATTGCTGGGCGAGATCGTGAATTGTTACATGAACCTTTTTTATGGCAAAATATGGTTCAGTTGGTGAAGGATGAAAAAGCGAGTGGAAAAGAAATCGGTAGTATGAAATGGTCACGTGGAGAACAATACGGTACGATCTATCCTGCTCCACGTGCGCCAGAAGGTACTGTGAATTTTACGACAGCCGATCGTCCCACACTGTATGTCGAATTGGCAAATATTAATACAAATCCTACATTAACGCAACGCAAATCGGAACTTCGTGTCTTTACAGAAGGATGGGATGTCTATGAAGTGTCAGGAGGGCGTGGACGTCTCTTGTTTGCTAACTAGTAGGACATCGATGAGTACGAAGCGATCTACCAAAAAATCAGTTCACAAATCGCCCATTTGTGTTGGAATTCTTACCATTCCTCATTCAAAAAAGATAAAATATGGCTCTTCTCATGTAATGAAAGCCTATGTGGACTGGTTTATGGATCGTGGTGTACATGTCCTTCTCATTCCATATGATACCACACAACATGAAGAATATATGACCATGATACATGGACTTCTTATTCCTGGAGGAGAAACGGGTTATATTCTAAAAAATAAAGCCTTTATCCATTCCATCACACGATTTGTTGAACTTTCTTTACAGCCTGACATTTATTTTCCAATATGGGGGACATGTCTTGGATTTGAAATGTTACTTACTGTGATTGGTGGTGTCATGACATTCAAACGGTATGTGGCAAACGGACTGTATCCCATTCAATTAACACCTGATGGAAAGAAATCACGTATGTTTCACTCTTTTTCTCCACAGTATCTCCATTTTTTAGAACATAAGAAATCCACTCTACAACATCATGATTATGGTATGTCCGTTGCAGATTTTATGGATAATCTCCATTTGACACGATTTTATCACATTTTGGCAACGAGTATCGATGAAAAAGGAAAAGAATATATCGCAGCCATCGAAGGAAAATACTATCCCATCTATGGAGTTGCTTGGCACCCTGAACGACAATCTCATTCAGGCGCCTTTGGCGACTTCTTCCTTTCCGAACTCCAAAAAAACAAACGCCGTCTTATTCCATCTTCTTTCTCCCTTTCCGATCACACTCTCCACCGTTGTAGTCAATATACCCATTTGGGTAAGTATATGTGCTATTTTTTCAAACCATAATCCTTTTATTACTATCACATATGATATTTTTATAATATGTGATTGTGCTATTTATTATTTTATTACTTTACTGTTTAAATCCACCCTTGATCCATTGCACAACTTTCATCGTATCAGATGATTGAAGGAGAGGTTGACAATTACCATTCACAATCGCTAGAAAGCATGGAATGGTCTTTACACCACAATAACCAGGAGTATAATCATTCTCATCCAAATCACACTCATACCATTTAATCTTATCGCTCAAAGAAAGTAACAGATTGGTATCAATACGTTTACAAGGTCCACACCATTTGGCTGTAAACTTAACGATTACTATCGGATCATGCGGCACCTGTGGATTTTTCTTTATGAGGCTTTCGAAGAACTCTTGGCTCGGGAGGGGAATCATCTGCTTGTTTGACATTTTTTTTGGATCGATAATATGTCACAGCAAATCCAGCGACAGAAATAAAGGCAACCGTACCTAGTAGGGTATAGGGTAATGCGTTTAAGTCTTCACCTCCACCTGCCATCCGTTGTTTATTAGAGGATGCCTGTAATGCGTCAGGCGTCGCAAGTGATGCTAATGGCGTAATCGTACCCACTTGTTGAGATGCATCAATCAATCCTTTCACGGTACCTGCAACGGTGTTTGCCACTTCAGGTAATTTATCAACACTCATTTGTGCCAATTGTACCGTATTATTTGCTAAGTTAATCGTAGCCGTAATAGGACCAACGATTGATTCAATAATCGGCACCAAAAAAGTAGGAACAAATCCTAATAATTTAGATACAAATGAACCACTTTCTCTTCCAAAATAGGGACCATTCATATTAATAATGTATTCGGTATCAGTAAAATACCAAAATAAATTATAACACCACCAAGCAATCGCAATAGGAGTGCCTATGACACTGATCAGTGAAATAAGACGAATCAATCCTGAACGATTGTCTCCCACCAAAAAAGAGTCCAGACCAAATGCCCCCCCAAAGAGAAGACACATGGAATAAATCAAGAAATTCCAATGTAATTTACTCGGCTTTTCTTTTGATAGCACTCCTGCTCCAATTCCTTTCGGTCCCAATAGCGGAACCGATAATCCATATAATTTAATGACATCACTGTTCCAGATTGCTTGTAACGCATCATACCAGTACCATACTCCAAAACAAAATACATTCACAATTATTTTTGCCAAAAAGGTAACAGGGGACCGTAAATACAAATGATCTAATGCTAAATAACCTCCTAGTATAGATAGTCCAAGAAATACATTATAGGACAAATAAATGCTATCATTTGCTACCTCCTCTTTATTACCAAATAGTGGGGGTTTATCTTCCCAAAATTTAAGATTGGAGACCGACGATCCCATTACTCTCTACTGTGACTTTTTTACCTCTCCTTATTCTTCATTTCATTTCTCGATTTAAATCGTAAAGAGTAATCCACCAAAACCATTAATCACACGAAATACATTATAATTATGTCCGTATACGACAATATGACAATTTCCTCGCTGTTCTGAAGCAGGCATGATAGGATTACTCAGCACTGGATTCATTTGAATCTGCCATACAATGCTGTCAATCCGACTCGCATTCATGGTTCCTGTGGGTTGAGCATCCTCTGGTCGTAATGCAAAAGAGTAATTATAAATAAAGGCATTGACCGGAGTTGTCGTGTGATGATCATAGGGTTGCTGCAAACGAAAATATTGAGGCACTCTCTCCATAAATCGATCATACCCATCCAATTGTAACTTGGCTGTTGCGATTAAATCCATACGACCCGCTGGAGCATTTGAATTCAAATAGGGCTGTACCAATGCTGGCGTCGACTGACCAATTGCTAAATTACTATAATTAAACCATTCATTGCGATTCATCATTGCATCACGTTGCACCACAAAGATGAATTCCTTAATGGGATGATTAAATTCCACTGAAATTGTGGCAGTTGTCTGCTGCGCCGTAATAGAGTAAGGTGGTGTATATTGTACCTGTTCAATAATATATTCATGTGACGTACTCACAAACATACGTCGCTCCTCCACATCCAAATACACATAATCACCCCACAACATCATATTGACAATCTGTGACGTACAATCCACCGATGTCGAACAAGCCGGTACCCAATCCACTTGATTAATGGGTGGTGGCACCCAAAATAATTGTTGAAGAGGACGTAGCGTGATATTAATACGAATCTGACTATACTGTAAGGCAAGCAATGGAAGATAGAGACCAGGATTGTTACAAAAATAGAACTGAAGCGGAATCAACAGACGTAACCCTGCCGATTGCGGACCTGGAACAAGATTCGGAGGATTATATAATTCCACACGCCCAATCATTTCATTTAACGCATCACGCTGTCCTACTGGCGTCGCTAACTGTGTCCATATTTCCATCCATTCCCCTGTTTGCTTATCAATTTCCTGTTCACCTACCTCAAACGTAATCTCCTGAATCAAGGCATTCCCAATCGAATTCGTATAGGATAAGACATTACCTGAGGTATCTCTGATCTGCGGTAATGTGACATCCAAATAGACTTTACCTAGTAAATCACCACGTCGTGGAATCAAACAGGTAATTCGTTGTCCGAAATTAGGGGTACCATCAAAATACATCGGCTGCGATTCGGTCGCAAAGTTCGTATGACGACGATATACCATTTTAAAAAAACTAATTTGGGGGTTTCCCGTTAAAAATAAATCTTGCTTTCCCGTGGCGACAAGTTGTAATAACCCTCCACCTGCTGGCATCCTGTTGATTGGTCCGGATATTTAAGATTTGATTTGTATGCGCATGATCCTAAGGCTTTCGTTTTTTTGTTTTCTATTTCATTCTCACTGAGAGATTGATTTGCGGTAAGATAATGATAGTAATGGATACTTTATATACGTTCAATCGGAATCTTCCACATGGTTCCTCCAATATTAATCAATATCGATGATGTTGTACTAGGTGTTGTATTTGTATAGTTCGTTGGTGTTGTAAAGGTCGCAGGTGACATGATCATACTAGAAAAGGTATTCTGTAAAGTGGAAAATGTATCTGCTCTTATTGTACTTCCTGTAATCGTTTCTCCAACCATACTGTTTACCATCATTTCATTTCCTATCAGTATATTTGTGCTCATATACGTTCCATAGATACTATTTGATGATATAGTAGATGCGGTAATCATATTAAGGTTTGCATTATTTGTCCATTGTGCATTACCATTTGTACTCATTGTTAGCAAATAATGATTCGGAACGTAGGCATTATTTGTTTGATAGGCTGATATGTTTCGAAGAGTGATAAATGTAAAATCACCTGATGACATTCGTACTATCTATAGATATTAAAATTATACCGAATACCATCCACTTGGCATACTCATCAGTCGTAACGTAGAAAAGGATGAAATGGTAAACGTACTAAAATCTCCATAGGGTGTAACATTCACTGTTATATTATTACCAACTGTTGATGCGATATTTTTAATTACCATATAGGTTCCAGATGACGCAAGTGTATTTAGTGATAATGTTAATACTTGTTCCGCCTTATTCACAAACAAATATTTTCCCCATACATTCGAATCCAATACCAAATTGGTAGAAATCGTAGAGACACATCCTCGAAATTGTGCACATCCTGTAATC